TCGAGTTCTATGAAGATGAATTCTTTGTCTTGGTCTGGGCTATCTGACCAGCCATCGTTTAGGTGGGCGGTGGAGAAGAGGTAGGTTCCCTTGTAGATGTTTTGGTTGATCTTGGTTGTTACTGGTAGTCCTCTTAGGATGGGGTTTTGGAGTATTGTAAAATTATATGAGTAGCAGTCCCAGAGTTGGCTTTCTTCTATTCTCCATCCTTCTAGGGCTTTTTCTTTGAACCTTACTGCGTTGGGAGGGATGTTTCTGTAGAGTGCGCCGCCGTCTCTTAGGATTACGTTTATTCCCCATGCTCTGCTTGGGATACTTGTTAACCCTACCCACATAGCTTCTACTGGGCCGATTGGGTTTTCGTGGGTGTATTCGCTATCTATGTAGATGTAGCGATGGGTTGGCAGTGCGCCGATTTTTGTATTCATGTTATCGTTACCGATAATGAGAGTTCCCGTTTTATGTGATTACGGGAATGGTTCACTTGCTGACCAGTTGGTTCTTAAGACCAGCCGCCACAATACCACATTATTGCTCTCAAATTAGTCTCTATGGATGTTGTGTATGACGAAGCAGGCTGTGACTACTGCCCATGCTAGTGCTATGGCTAGGAGTTGGTCGTTCATAATTTGGATAGTGTGACTCCCATTTTTTCTGCTATCTCTAGGGCTATAGGGTCGGACTTGTAGATGTCTTTGTAGAGGACTCTCTTTATCTTATAGGCGGCTATGGTCTTTAGGCAGTCCCTACAAGGTAGTAGGGTGGATACTAGTGTCTTTCCCTCTCCGGGGTTTGTATACCTCAGTGCGTTCTGTTCTGCGTGGATGACATACTTCCTTCTTTCTTCTCTGTCTGACCAGTCTTCTTCTTGGCCTTGAGGGAATCCGTTGAATCCTACTGATGCTATCGAATTATCTTCTCTCAGGATCACCGCGCCGACTTTTTGCCATGGGTCTTTACTCTTCTTAGCTACCGCCTCGGCGATGCTCATAGCGTATTCATCCCAACTCATTGCATCTGGCGCATCATTTTGTTTACCTTGAGAGCGTAGAGGACTTTATTCTCATGCTCGATTTCCTCTAGTGTCTTCTCTTGTTGTGGAATATCACCTACGTAATCGAAGTCTACTGGGTCATGGTTGAATTCTTGGTGGATCACAGGTTCACTTACTTGTGGCTGAGTTACCTCCTGAGGCTTGTGCATATACATCTCCTTTATATGGGGAGTTGTCCCTTTAGGGTAATGGAACTGTCTAGTTTCTGTGTAGGTTTCCTTGTGCATTGAAGAACAAGCACACAATGACATTGCTAGTATTATTAGTGTTATTTTCATAGGTTATCGTTAACGATACTTATAGGTTGTTTAGTATCTTTTTTGCCCAATCAGGGGTGTCTTCTGTAACTGATCCAGTCCAGACAATGTTTGGTTGGGCTTCCTTTTTCTTTAGGTAGTTCCGGTTGGATAGGACAATAATAACCTCGTTGGTTGTGAATCTGAATCCACACTCACAAACCCTCCTACGCATTACTGTCTTATCAACCTTCCTACTATTAACTACTGATGTTATTTTACCGCATTCGGGACAGGTCATTTTTTATCAAATACAGGCATGAAGGTTTGTTTCTTCATTCCGCGTTTTTCAAAGAACTTCTCGCAGGCTTTGACGATTTCTTTGGAGTTAAGTGGGTATTTCCACCCAACTCTTCCATCATCACTGGACAAGTTATCTACGTGTAACTTCTTGTTGATTTTCATTTCATTGATTTCGATCCCTTGCACTTCCATTTGCGGCGACTTAAGTTATTGGGTGAATTAGGATCGCTCTTCCAATCACCCTTAATCTTCGCAGAACGAGCGCAGTATGCGTCACCTTTGGATGTTCCGGGGCGAATGCGATCTCCACCATCTTTAGCCTTACCAGCTTGACCATACTTCACAGTCTTTGTCCTACCAGTCTTGGCGTTCTTGACTACCTTTGTGAATCTCTTTTCCATAGTTATACAAAGTTTAGCGAGTTTATCGAATAACCCACTATTTCTTCTTTGCAGTCTTAGCTGATTGTTTGAATGCCTTTGCAGTTGGTGCGCCTTTGGCTCCAACCTTCCTCATCTTCTCACCACTACCAGCGGCGATGCGTTTGCGTTTAGCGTTGATGTTAGCGTAGAGTCCAGTTTTCATAATTACTTTTTCTTTTTCATTCCTGCTTGGCTCATTGCAATTGCCACTGCTTGTTTACGGCTCTTAGCCATAGGTGCTTTCTTTGGGCCTTTAGGGTTGATGCCAGCTTTCAGTGTGCCAGCTTTGTATTCGCTCATTGTTTTTGCCACTTTCGCGGCCTTACCTGCTTTAGTTGTTGGTTTTTTCATAATGATTCCATCCCATCTCTGAGAAGTTTAAAAAATGTTTCTGATGACATCGTGACTTTCCAAGGTTTATTATTCTTCTTTGAAGCCACGGCCCACGCAATGCCTTTAGCATCCCGCTCGGCCTGCTCACAAGCCTTATCTAAATTTAAGTTCTGAACGTGCTTTACCTCAAAGTGGAGCTTACCTTTCAGTTCTTCGCAGATGACATCCGGTGAGTCTTGACCACCTGCGAATTGCTGTCCTCGTTTAGCATTAAAGCCTTGGGCGCGGAGTTCATCTCTCCACTGGCGTTCTGCTCTAGCCCCTTTAGCTCTTGAGTTTATCATATTAGCAATTATAGCGAAGCATCCTAATGTATTCGTGGATGTATTCTGGTTCAGCCCCATACAATCGCAGTGTATGCCATTGCTTAAGCTCATTCCTTGCCTCGTCTCGCTCACGTTCCAGTTTCCTAGCGAAATCCGAAGTAACAACTTTATACAAGATTCCTTCAGATGAATCAGACCAAGTATTCTTGTCGGTCTCTGGTGTGTCACTCATGGCAGCAAGCTATCTACATCTTGTAGTTCTGTCAATACTTTTGTTTCAGAGAAGTATTCATGGTATATCTTCATGCCTTCATTCCAGTAATTATCTGCGATAGAATACCTTTCTTTGTCGAAAGACTCCCAGATCGTCAGAGCAGCGTCCATGAGCCTAGATGATTTTGCGAATGCTTGGTCAGTTGTCATCAGTATACCTCCTCTAGTTTGGAAATGTCACCACGCATGATGATTTCCGTTGTGTAGTTCCTCGCGCCACGGCGGTTCTTCTTGATCGTTAACATACTCTTGGTCTTGAAGTGTTCGACATACACTACTTGGTCGGAGTGCATCCCGATTGCCCGTGATTCGCGCAGTCTTCCCTCGTCATTTAACTGGGAAGCTGTCAGCATAATTGAATTATTCTTGAGCGCAGATACCTTTAACCGCCTTGCTATCTCGGAAATCTGCCCTTCTCGGCTGTCTGAACCATCAAAAGAGATGATTTGGAGGTAATCTACCACAATCACATCTGCCCGTTTTTCCCCTGTATATCGGGCGATATGGGCCTCAATCTCGGTGATTTCGGACACTCCATCCACGATTTCAATGGGTAACTTGTGTAATCTTAGGAGTGCCGCGCTGATCGCTTTGAGTTCTCCTTGGTTTGCATTCTTGTAATCCTCTGGTTCACGGATCGGGTAGCCTGCCATGTTGCAAGCCATCCTTGTGAGTATGTCTTTAGCCTTCATCTCTAGGGAAAAGAACAAGACTGGCTTCCCATCTAGTAGATTTGCTAGGGCCGCTTGGACTAAGTAGATGGATTTACCTCCTCCTGTTTCAGAAGCTACTGTCATCATCTCTCCTTTGTGCATCCCACCCTTGAGCGCACGATCTACTTTTATCATTCCAGTGGTGAAGCATTCGTTTACCGCCTTACCTTCCATCTCATCAATGATCTCAATGATCAGGTCTTTGACTGGTTTCACTTTTGTTGTCCGATCTTCGGCGCACTTCATTATCGTTTCCGATAACGAGCGTAAATCAGCCCTCCCACCGCGCAGGTCATGCTCTGTTTTCTCAATGATAGAGATGGCATCGCGGTAGCCTTTCATCTTGTGAAGATTCTTTCGGTAGTCATCAGCCATGTCTTGGCAGACCTTACCAGATGCGATCTTCATCGTAGCTAGGATGTCATGGACTTCGTTCTCACCACCAGCCGATTCTAGCTGACCCGTGGATTCTAGTTCAGCAATCGCCGAGAATTGACAGCAAGTGCCTGTCCGCTGGTGAACCCCTTGGAGTGCGTTAAAAACGATTCTGTGGGCAGGTAGCGCGAAATAATCACTATCCCACGTTTGTTGGGAAAGGATATTTCGGTCTGTTGCTATCAGCGACAATGCTGCCGCTTCGCTCTTGTGTGCTATTGGGACTTTTTTCATTAGGTTAAATAGGGCAAAGTTTTTCTGGTTTTAGGTTTGGATTAAACTTGCTTGGCTTCACTTCAAATACACCCGTCCATCCGTTGGAGATGGCAGTGTCGATTGCTTGTATCGCGTTATCTACTCCCCAAGCTGAAAACTTGCGGAACATACTTTTTGTAGCAGTCGGAGTCATCGGAATCTTTTTTTCCTTTCGGTGCTGAAGGAATTCATTCCACGACTCCTTGAATTCGGGCGTGTCTAGTTCGGTCGGGATATTCTGTGGGGGGGCTTCGGAACGGGGGGTCTTTTTTTTGCCATCGGCAGATTTCAGTTCGGCGGTAGCTGAACCCGAGATGTGACCTTCATGTGAGGAGGTCTGGAAAAGATTAGGTTGAGTTGAGGAATGCGAGGCCACTGCCGAGTTTTCCTCTTCCCCTTGAAAAGGGGTTAGGGGTTTTTGTTTCTCTGTTTGTTTCTCTGTATATTGTTTAATATGACGCGCCCGCGCGGAACGAGAAGAATCTTCCACATGGTCAGGAAGAATCTTCCAAATGGATGTGGAAGAATCTTCCAGATGGTCTGCTCTTTCGGATGTCAAAATTGTGAGTGCAGATTGGCTGATTGTGTAATACTTCATTGCCTTTCCAGCCTGCAAATCGAACTGCTTTGACTTAACCAATCCCATAGATTCAAGCGTCCGAAAAACCTCACCGATTGTTCTGGTTGACCAAAACGGAAACGAGAATTCACGCCATTGCTCAAGGGTGTTAAATATCCAACGCTCGTCATCTACAACTTTTCCAGATCGTTTTTGACCACACCAGAACTTCAAAGTTTGAAGCACGATAGCTTCCGGTAGCCCGATTAGTTTTGCTAAGGTTGGCTGAAAGACGATGGGCGTTTCGTCAATCAATAGATTTGATTTGCTCATTTAAAAAAAGGCGACCCCTTGTGATGGCGGACAAAAGCGGCAACTGACGCATAGGAGTGGTGAAACCACCACAAGGGATCATATAGTTTTGTTTTTTAAATTTTGTCCTACACTTCGGCTCCTACCCCGAAGGCGTGATTTCTCACACGCGAAAGAAACTACTAGATGTTGTATTCAGTGTCAAGCATCTTTTTTATCGGAACCGATAATTAGTCCATGTCAATTGTTGCGATCCCACCAGCAGACCAGTCCTCTAGCTTGTCGGTCAGAATCTCCCAGACATCATCGGCATCACTTTTGGTTTTGCATTTGAAAATGGAGCGGCGTTCAGCGAGTCCCTTGTCTGTAATAAAAAAATCACACTTGATGACAGTAGAAGATTCAAGTCCACAAGCGACGAGTATGGAAGTATTGTTTGGCTTGAGAGCCATCATTAGAATGCCTTCATCATTTTCATAGGTAGCGATGAAAGGTTTTTCTAGTGCGACAGCTAAAGACATATTTGTGACAAGGACAGTCTTGCGAACAGCAGCAAGAAGTTCTTCTGCAATGCTATTGTCCTTGTTTGTGTTATCCATAATTGCGAAGGGTATCAAAAATGTATTGACCTGTCAATAGTTCTAGTTTAATTTTCTTCAAATGAAACATCCATTAGAAGAAGCCTACGATAGTTGCATGATGGCTTACGAGCAATCACGCACTGTTCGTTCTATTGGACGTAGGACTTTCGCCCAGCAACTGCGTGAGACTCGCAGGAAACTGAACATGACCGTCAGGGAGCTGGGCGAAAGGATCGGGGTTACTGGCTCATTGATCAATCAGATTGAAGTAAACTCCAAGAGCATTCTTAAAAAAGAACAGGTAGAAAAGATTATCGAATTATGCGTGTCTTCCTTGAAATCGAGGCGGGTAAATACAAGCTCCGCGTCAGCCCCTACGCAGCCCAAGCTCCAACAGCTATGCACGAGCGAGGAAAGCCATTCCCAGACAGCTACAGAGCAGAATACGAAAGCGTGGAGCTGGCCGCCATCGGACTTCAAGAACTAACTGAATATTTTCAATGCTACGAAGAAACACGCCACTTAAAGCCAAAACGGGTTTCAAAAAAAGGGGCGGCAAGTTAAAGCCACTATCAGGATCAAGAAAGGTTAAGAATGCCGACTACGAAAAAGCCAAAGCAGAATACTTTGAAGAAAAAAACTACCAGTGCGAAATCTGCAACCAGCCAGCAAGCGACCTGCACCACAAAAAAGGTAGAGGGAAGTTCCTGTGCGAGAAGTCCACTTTCATGGCTCTTTGCCGTCCGTGCCACAACAAATGCCACCACGAAGTAGGGTGGGCAAGAGAGAATGGTTACATAATCTATGACTACAAATAATACGTTTGAGCCTCGCGTCATCTGCGAGGGAACTGAAGTAAGCGAGAATCAGTATAAGATTCTTTTCCAGCAGAAGTTCAATCAGTGCTGGGTTCCGAAGAAGGACATCCGACTCAAGGAGACTCTAGGAAACCTTTACGGAGAAAAAATGATTCGCATCGTAGTTCCAGAAGAGGTAGCGAATACTCTTGAACTTGAAGGAATCATGGACTGATTTAAATGGTCGGCGGATGAGAGGCAAGCGACAGAAACGATCACCTGTGGGCCTCGATAATGCCGAGTTAACCCGGCCACCTTTACCAATCTCCATTATCATCTGATGAATAAGAATCATCATCAGAGAATGATTCGACTGGCTTTTCATCCCGCGCCCAGAATCGGTTAGTTGGGACAGCTTTATCGTTTCCGATAAATACTAGTCCATTGCGCCTAGCCATTTCGAGCGCGTAGATCAAACTATCACTCAAGTCGGGCGAGTAACCTGTTCTTCCCTTTAACTCGTCTTTAGTCTCAATGGCAATCTTCTTGTTTTTTATCGTGTATCTACGAAGACAAAGTTCCCGCGCCAGATCAGATGCAGGATCAACGCCAAAGAGAACACGGCTCTTGAAGGCGTGATAACAAGAGTAGTAGTATTCAGATACCAACCTATCGTAAACATCCTTACACGGGCGTTTATCGACTTCAGCGGCGAGTCGATCAGTAGGTTTACCCATAGAGGAGATAAGAGCGATAGATGCTCCAGACGAGTCAAAGCGTAGCCACTCACGAATGATAGCCTGTCCAACTCGACCACCATCACCGGAAACGTCCATACCGAATTTAGAAGGTTGGACACCAGCGGCACGGCATAGAGTTACAACTTCAGTAGCAAGTTGGATTTCAAACTCAGCGGCGGCATTCGCGGATAACTGAATGACCTTCTGACTCTCCAACCACATAACACGATTGCGAGTCCCGCGAACAAAGCCTAGCTTGGCAATAGTCAGAACACATCGATCTCCACCTACAGTGAAAGCGGTATCGAACCCGGCTACCTTGGTAAAACCCTCAGAATCCCAGAGGGGTTCTTCGTTCGTATCAGCATTACGGATCAGATCGGCGGTAAGAATCGTTTGAGCGAATCCAGACTTCGGCCACCAACCAATAGCGTTACGAACATAGTCGATAGCATTCTCGTCTCCATAACATTGTTTAAGCATGATCTCCTGCTTCTTCCGATCCATGAGGAAAGGGAATGGAGATG